TAGATGTATATGCTTTTATAGATGTTGTACTGGGTCCCCCCCTGCGAGAGTCCCCAAACAGTGGTTCTGTTAACAAAAATCTATAATAGATCTATATATCTACTATTATAATAATAATGACCCTATAGCATGTATGTAGTGGTATTGTGATATACCTAGCATTTGTATCTCTGGGAGATAGTTCTTCTTTTGCGGCGATTTTGAATCTATTATAAAAATAAAGATTAATGCCGGCAGAAATAAAAAAGCTAGTATAGGCCCAACCACTAAGCCCATACTAGCTATCAGATGCAGATATCAAACTGGAAGGTCTACATTATACATTCGTTTAAAGTCTCGTCTCATAGGGTGCAGAGCGGACTCTGTGCCATGAGTTGTGTACATGGGTCCTTCAATAGATGAAGGGGGTACTATTTTCCAGACCCCTGATTTACTCCGATTTACTTTAAAGCCTAACCGGTTTAACTCGGTTAGAACCTTCTTCATTGCTGAAGATTGATGTTGGCGAGGCATGCTCGTATTCTCCTTCGGTTGAACTTGCATTTTTACCTGACTCATATATGTTATCACGTATATTAGCAGGATGCAACTCACCTACGGGAATATTATGCGGCTCCAGCACGAACAAAAAAGTTCGGCTGTCGCCGCTCTAGTAAAAAAAAGGGGGATACTACCGTACAGTCTATTATAGACATATACGATAGTATCCACACCTGTTCATCAACTATAAGTTATTATAACTTTGTATGAAGTTTAAAAAGACATGATTGTAATAGTTCGTTGAGTGTCCCCCGATTGTCAGCGCTTCTCGTCTGATATATCAGGGGACAACAACTATGTTAGGTGCAAGACCTAGTTAGAATGGCATCTCATCAGTTGCAGCAGGTGCTACAGTTGCTGAAGAGTTTGCCTGAGCCGAGTTAGACCAGAGGTCACAAGGAACATCAGTGCCATTTACAACCATGGTAAAGCGACCACATGGGGCGTTTACTGGATCATAGATGTCCTGCTTTTCTTGTGCACCAGATGGTGTAACTTGAATGCGTTGCTGACTGCCTGACCAGTTGGAAACCCATTGGCGTGAGAGCTGCAAGAGCTTCTGACGCTTCTCTTCGGCTTCCTTGATCTTAGCTTGGCTGAGTGTTTCCATCTTCTCACCAAGTACATGTGCTTGCAAACGCAAACCATATACACGTTGGAAGGTGTCTACTGCAGCATCAACCAAGTTCAAGAAGCCTTGATTTGTGCGGGACTTACTACGGTCAGTGGTGCCGAGCTCAAATGAGTTCAATGCAACACCAGTCTTATGCTGATAGGCAGCAACAATGCGACCCGGGGTTTCAATACGACCAGTAACGTCAACTGCGCCTGCAGCCTTGAATGCGTTAATAGCGTGTTTGAATCCGTCTTCGTTAGCACCGAACTGCTGGAAGAACAATGGCATACCGTTTGCGAAGTTCATTCCCAAGCTACCAAGGCTTGCTACGAACTTGTCACGGTCTACAATCTTACCAGAATCAGTCAAGAAGCTGTGCAAGAGATCAATAATGTTGATTTCCTGTCCTTCGTTGGTGATGCTGATGTCCATCTTTACTGGGTTCATAACACCAGTTACAAGATAGTACTCTTTACCAGTGTATGGGCTTTGCTGACGAAGAACCGAAAGGCGGCTCAACGAAGCTTCTTTCAAAGTGACAGATGATGGAACTTCTACTCCATTGATGCTGCCTTTGAAGTTTGTTTTCTTGCCTACAACAAGAGTCTGAGTCCGAGAAGTGGACTGCAGGCTATCGATGTTTTCAGCAACTTGCGCAAACAAGTTACTGTCAAGATTGAATTTGTCTGTTAGAGTTGACAATTTATTAACCTATCTTTCTATGTGATAATTGTGTATAAGGTGATTTGTAATTGGGTTGTTAGACCCTTCTTTTTTCAGTTGCTGGAAGACTTAACACCATCAACGAATGCATCTTTGAGCGACTTGCTCTTGTTTGCAGTCTTGGTTGGTGCGTTCTTTACAATTTTGAACGTCTTGCCAGTGATTTTGCCTGTTGTCTTTGCTAATTTGTCTGAAATTGACATTATTGCTCCTTGTGTTAGTGTGTGAATAATTAGTTATTATTATGTTTCATTGCTATTAAAGATAAGTTCAAACATATCCTGAAATATCTGTATTAACCAGTCGATCATGAGTCACCCCCTTCGCCCTTCTTTTCTGTACGAACTTTAGAAGTGACCCATGAAAGACTGATAACTTTAATTCCATCCACCGTTAGTCGGATGATAGTTCCTTGAGCTTAGTCTTTGGTTTTGCTTTGTTAGAAGAACTAGATAACCAGTTACGAACATTGCATAACAGGTAACGAATCCTAAAAGGAATGCTAACATGTTACTTTCTCCTTTGTTTGTAGGTTAAGCCGGCAACAATAAAAGCTATTGCTGTTACGACTGAGCCGATAGTGATTTTCTTTTTCATTAGAGACTCTCAGTTTTTGATTCTGCTGTGATCCAATAATCAACCATTTGTGCATACATATCTACTATTTGTTTACCTTGCGCAAATGATTTGATTGCTGGCATACCATAGTTATGATGATCAGATGAATCACCACTTGGACTTTGCACGCTGAAATCAATTTCTACTGACATGTCGCTAAATTGTTCTACTTTAAATGAAGTGATCATGCCTTTGGGTAGTGAATAACCACTGCGGTTATATACCATAAAGCCATAAGCTTGCCAACCTTCATCTTTTGTATTGAACTTTTCTATCCTCATGCTACTTTCTCCTTATTATTGTAGTGATTGATCATTTCTTGCATTTTATCGCTGAATTTGTATTCACTTAGTCTGTCATTTACTTGAGCTTGTTGGAAACCTTTATAGGCACCAAATATAACCCCGCAAATGAAGTTAAATGCTAGATAACCCCAAAATAGTTTCTTGTAATTCATTAGTTACCTCCGATTGACTTGTTGAATATCCTGCGAATCCATACCATCATGGTGATTCCGCCGGCAATAAACGATGTTAAAGCTAACATTGTTGATTTCATTGTTGATTCTCCAATATGTTGTCGATTTGATCTTCTAATTTTGTAATACGATCATGTAGTTTGGCAATCATGTTGTTCTGTGATTCACAGATACCAATGAGTGCTTCTGTACGCTTATTCATTTCTTTTGCTACATCAATAACTGTGTAGTTGATTTTGTCTGGATCTAACATAATTATTGTCCTTTCTTTTCTGAGTAATATTCGATTGATATATCACGGTTACATGCACTGCAGAATGTGCCACGTGAATCATGATCTTCGAAATAAAGCTCATGTTTATTACAGTCGTGGTTGTTTCTATTGTAGCGAATGATTCCGCGAACAAAGATTGCTGAAATAACAATCATTATAATAATTGGTAGTATCACTTTTGCTCCTCTATTTGTTTTTGGATATTGTCTAGTTTGCCGGCAATATTAAGCATTGATGCTGTAAGACGGCTGATATTGAATTCACTTGTAAATCCATGCTCTAGGTTTAGAACACGGATATCAACAGCTAGTTCATCTAGTTGTTGTACTACTCGTTTGATATCTATTTCTGACATAACGCTCCCTTGTTGGTTGTGGACGGTATATTGATACAACGCTATTCCTGCATATACCAGACAGTACAATAATGTCGCCCTTGTACCAGTGGCCGAGGTTACCCTAATTATTTAAAAGTCGCTGTAACTCGACTGTTCATCATCAACTTTACACCGGTAGAACGACCGTATGTATATATAAGTGTTGACTACTCAGCCTGATTCGACATCCATTGGTTTGCAGGCTACCAGTACATAGGCTTTTATATGTGTCCTATGATTATTTACACAGATCGTGAGACCCTTCTTTTCCCAGTTTGGGGTTTAGAATCTAAAAATAAAAAATATAATAAGATAGAGCCGGCATAGCAACCACACTATACCGACCCTACCCTATGGTACTAGGGAGGCAAAAACTTTGAAATCTTGGTTCTATAGGAAAAAAGGGTAAGCCCCGCGTGAGCAGTCCAAACCAGAAGACTGGGCGCGAGGTACGAAGTACCGAGGCAAGTGTGAACACGTCCCGAAGGGGCGGGTGAGCACTTGCGAAAAAAAGGGGGATTCCCCAAAGGAATACTCGTTAGAGCACTCCAATGGGGAAATCCCGAGAGTCTTACCGTCAGAACGGTTGGTCACCAGCAACTACGGTAGGGGCTTCAACGCGCTTAGCGTCAAAGTTCTCCGCATACTTACGGGCCTCATCAGTCACCACAATGGCAACTGGCTTGAGTGGCTCCTGAGCAGGTGCTTCCACAGTGATGTTACCACCGAGAAACAACTGACGCTTAGGCACCTTCAACTCAACCAACAGGCCAGTAGCCATATCGGTGTAAGTTGTCTGCACCTTGGACGCAGGTTGAACTTGCTCAACCAACAGGGTCATACCTTCCCGCAGACTGGATGCGGTGGCGTTAGGAAGCCAAGCCCACTCACGAACGCCGTCACGCGTAAGGAATGAAATGCTGGTTGCCTTAGGGCCGGGAGAGTTAATCCCAGCAACTACGAGTTGAACTGCCGTAGTCGCAGTGTTGAGCATCTCGCTCATAATCTACCTCCTTGGTAGGTTAGTGGTTGTGGAACCCACGGTTGTGAGTCCCTTCTTTTCCCAATACGGGAAACTTGGACCAGTTTAGAGACTTGGTCAGGTCGGGCCGATAATCAGTCGGCTGAGTGCACCGCAAAAGGGTTGAACTCAGGAATAGAGGCTGTAACTTGTACAAGCAAGTCCCGTGCAGCATCAAAGGATGCAACAGCGGAATCAAGCCGTTCGCGAACAGCCACGGTTGGATGTGTCATGGTGGTATACCCCCAGTATGTGAGTGAAAGAGCACGAGCCCTTCTTTTCCCAGTAAAGTCTGACGCAGTTAGTCATACTTTGTACGAGCAAAATATAAGTAACCACGGCAGAGTCTGTAACAGAGTTTAGAAGAGACCAAAGGCTCCCCCAAACTCCCCCGCCTTGTTTAGAAGCTTCAGCATGGGGAGATCTATTGGGGTCAGCTTATAATAAAGCGCTGGTATGCACGAATCAACCAGTCAATTGGTAGTGCATTCAACTCTGGGTCCACTACAAACAACCACTTGTCATGATTGCCCATAGGCTTGGCAGTCTTAGCAATGAAGCCTTGACGGAACAGACGGAGCATCTTGCGGTCTGTGTATGCCTCACCCTTCTCTTTATCACTCTTCTCAAGAGTTTCTACCAGCTTCTTGGCCCAGTCCTTGGTTGTTCCGTCTGCAGTTACAGCATAGAACCACTGAGTGATTTGAGCAAATTCAGTTGCTGCAAGCTTACGTTCCTCGTTGTCCATGGCCATGTTGGCAATGCATGCTGGCATATATGGAGTGTTTGCCCATTCAAGCAATTCCTTGTAAGCTGCACGTACAATTGCCTCACGTACTTGCATCATCTCAAGAATTGGAGAGTTCTCCTTATCAGCTACAAATGAGAAGTTCTTGCCCCAATACTTGAATTCAATACCAACGCGCATAGGTACACGCTTTGACTTAATCCAGTACTGGTCAATACGTCCACCAGTAGATACCATCCACCTCTTGATTTCACGATAGAACTCATCACCAGACTCAGAGATGAGCTTCATGTCACCTGGTGTACCAAGGCCTTGCTGCACAGCGTCAATGATCTGCTCGTTGGATACAAGCTGGTCAGTGATTACTTTACCGGTAATTGCATAGGTCAGCATCTTAGGGAGTACTGTTGCACCGGTACCACCAGGCATTGCAGCTGCAGACTTACGCATGCGTACCTCGTCTTCAATACTGTACACATCACCAATCTCAAGTGTCGATGCTCCTGGCAACTCTTCAAATGAGTAGTTGATCCTGTTACTCTTCAACATGTTGCTGAGCTGCTCAACCTTAGCCCTGAGCTCTGCCTCAATCACAGTTGGCACATTGCCGTATGTGTGATAGCAGTGTTCAACTTCACTAGGAGCTACTGGAATAGCACTCCATTCACCAAAGTCGTTAGGGTTACGCATGAGCAATGCCTTATAGGAACGCTTACCTTCTGCATTCACAAAGTCACGGATCATTACGTTGATCGAGTCATCCAAGTCAGGACCACCGTGGTTAGGATAGTTCTCTACAAAGAATTCACCTGGTACCACAAAGCAGTGTGTCTTATCATGGTAGAAGCCCTGCATACCTTTATTATTAAACTTGTATCCAAAGATTTCAAGTACTTCACGAGTCATGATGTGTGCACGATATGCAAATGGCACTGGCATACGAGTACCAACACCACGCTGAGTTGCAGCATCACCTTCAGGAACCATCTTACCTTCTGGGGTAAGAATACCGAACATCATTGCCACACCACGAGCCTTGAGATACATAAGTAGCTGACTGGATTCAATACCAAGACCAATCTCATTCAACTTATCAGCAAGTTGGTCAATCCGCTTGATCATGGAGTTTTTGTTAGGGTTCATGTCATCTTCGTTATCGATGTTCATGGCAACTTCCTTCCTCCAATCAGAGTCTGAACCATTCTTGTAGTTGTCCACAAGTTCATTCAGTGCATTCTGAGTAGTTGACAACATGAGCCATGGATCAATCACACCCATTACATCACGATAGATTGCCAGTGTAAGGTCGTCAGACATGAGTGGGAGCTTACCATAGCTAGCTTCTGCAGTTGCCCAATACCATCCATCAGTCTTGATCTCTGCCTTCACGTTTGGTGTAAAGGTACGGATGTCATAACCATTCATCATCTTGTCTGGCAACACGATGGCATTACCCTTGATTAACCCCTGTGGTGTGAGTACACGGAGTTGTACGATGCTCATTTTACCAGACTCAACACGCTTGATCATAGCTTCTTTCCATTCATCAGATGCGTTCTGGTTGTTCTCGATCATATTGACCATGATAGTCCTGCTAACTGCACTGATGCCGTCAACATACTTTTCATCGACTCCAAGATCTGCTGGGTCCATGATTTCAACATCAAGGTTATTGTAGAGTCCATACATGCAACTCTGACGTGCAAATTCCTGTGAACGCTTGGCAAACTTCTTACTGTTACCAATAGTCAATCCAATCTTGTTGAATGCATCCAACCAACCATTATTATTATTCACAATGATAGTGAACTGATGGTCTGCGGTTGACCAGCGGATTACTGTATCTGGTGTGATTTCATCCTCTGGCAATGGTGCAGCTGTGATAAGGCTATGCTTGATGTTGCGAACCTCTACACGGTATCCTTGTGGGAAGAATGTGTCAAGGAATGCAAAGCTGTATGCACCCTGCTTAAATTCTTCTTTCACTGATGCATCCATTCCTGTCAATGGCATTGTTGTAATTAACCTCATGTTACCTCCGATAACTTTCATACCGCCATCAATCATTGGGTCGCTATAACCCGATTCATAAGCAGCGGTCCTCCGTTGGATATATTCACGTGTGATCCCATACTTTGCACAAAGCTTGTCAAGCATAAGTGTGCACACATTCTTTTCTTCAGCAGGTGTGTTCTTGTGGTCTTCACGGCTCTTGATGCCCTTGATCTTTGACCACACCTTGTCTGATATTCCATCAACAGTTGTGACCTCCATCACCTCCTGCCAGATGTCCATATAATCGACAATTCCATGGAAGAATGTCTGTGTATTTCCTGGCACGTACATTGCTACCTCCTTCTTTGTTTGTTCGATGATTGTATTCATTGGTTTCTCTTCTTTCATTTGTTGTGGGTTGTTTGGTGTTTTAGGCATGTCTTTACCGCTTTCTCCTCCGTTGTCCTTCAAGCTATCTCTAATTTCCATAAGCATTGCTCCTAGCATGTTTTTCCCGGTAACATCATTGCATACAGTTCCGCATATGCATTGACCCCAGAAGTTGTCGTGCCAAGTGTTGGTTTCAATTAGCTCAACATCTCCAGTTGCCAGTAGTTTGGCTGCAAGTTCAGTGCCAGGTTCAAACTTAATGACTAATGCATGCCGCATAACATCCATTTTAATTTCGTTCCAATCTTTGCGTATTGCAAATGTCCTTGCAAACTTCTTCGCCTCAAAGCCATTCATTGATTTGATTTGTTCTCTGATACTTTTATTTTCAGTTTTCATAGCCATATAGAACGATTCAACACACTTGTATCCAACAATATCAACTGGATACATGTTCGACAGAAACTTGTATTCATCTTGCTTAAACATAGGTACAGCTTTCATATCTTTCTCCTTTTCTGTTGGGTTCACTGGTTCTACTGGGCCTTCGGTGTTCTTCATATTTCCTCCTTCAGGGTTGATAATAAATGTTTTAATTCCATTTGTTCTGCAATAGTTATAGCACTGTGCAGTACCTCTGCTTGTAGGGTTATATACCCACACCACATCAGCACGGTCAGCCATCCATTCATTGCGTACAAAGTTTGAGTGCTTGCCATCAACATAGATGTTCTTACCACATACATAGTGGACAGCACCTGTGTTGTTTGCATAACGAGCCAGCTCCTGGAATGTATCCATGCGGTCAATCTTAAGCACTGAGTTATTGCGCCAGTAGTAGGCAGAGTAGCCTTTGTTAGGAATTGCTGCAATGAGTGTTACTCCAACGCACATAGCTGCACGTGCAAGAACTTCATCAAAGCCTTCTGCCATTCCAGAGATAACAACCAGATTGTCACCGTGCTTAGCCTTGGCCTGTGTGAGCAGGTCGATAAGGTACTCTTCTACCTTGTTCATCTTGTCTTCATCATTGACGAGAGACCGTGATCCAGTCCCTGCAATTACAAACTTGCCATCAAGTTGTGGCATATCTGATATTTTCATTACCTTCTCCTTTGGTTGTGGTTGTGGTTTCATTACTTGCTCCTTTGGTTGTGGGTTTGGTTGTGATTTCATGTTCTCTTCCTCGCTTTCGTTGTGGTAGTTTTTAATAAGTTGAGCCAACAATTCACCTGAGTAAACATACGCATGCAGATTTCCATTGCTTTCAAGCTTGTATATATCACCCATTTTCTCACACACTGCAAATCGAATACCTTCAGTGTAGATCTGCCTGTACTCTTCAACACTGCACTGCCAGAATATATCTTCGTCATGCCATTTAATAATGGTGTTGTTTGTTGTTGGTGTTGACATTACTGCTACCTCCTTGGTAGTTGTTGGGTTGTTGTTTAATTGAATGTTCATTGGTTCATCTCCCTCTTGCATTACTCGACCCCTTTCTTGGCGCTACACTACTTGGTCTCCTTTTTGGTTGTAAGGGTGTTGTGCATCCACTTGCGGATGTCTTTGTCCATAGTCCATTCAAGTTCAGCGTTGTGCTTGCCGCGCAACTCTTGTACATGATACTCTTTGTTAAGACGCGCATGACCAATCCACTCATTGGTTACCTTGTCTTTAAAGCCAATAATATAACATTCTTTATTAACTACACTATCTGTATATGCGGTACCAATGCAGTTATTTTGTGCAGTGCCCCATTCAACCAAATCACGAGTTGTCTTAGGTGCTACAAATATAACTCCTGGCAATACTTCTTTTCCATTGAATGAGTTAATCAATTTGTTATTAGGTGTCTTGCGTTCAGCTTGTGCATACTTGCGTGCTTCAGTAACAACAAAGTCATGTGTTTCTTCTGGATTCATCTTCTGCTGTTTAACATGAGCCACAATAGTCTTGCGCGCATTACCAAGAGGAATCTTCTTCCAGCTGTTCATTGTGTCAACAACTATATCCACATGGTATCGTGTATCACCAAGTGTTTGAGCAAGATATCCTTGATACCACTTAATGGTTGAGTTCCTGAATCCAAATGTCTTAAAGAACTTATTGAAGTGATTTATTTCTTAAGTTGTAACATTAACAATTGCATCAACATGATATCGTTTGCTCTTATGATTAAAGTATTCGTCCCAACTTGCTTGCCTGTCTTTGTCAGCATCTGTTGCAACCCAGTTCTTACCTCGTTCAGTATCTGTTACAACCCAAGAAATATCCACATTGTCAAAGAACTCTCTTGGGAACAACTTAAACATTCTTACAAGAACAATTGCAGCTTGTAGTTCCTGGAAGTGCTTGAGCTTCTTCATGCCACCAAATGCGTTCTTTGTTAATCCTTCTTGCCCAGTCTTACCATAAGCCCGGTTGAGTATATCTACCAAGCTAGTCCTTCCATTGATCCAATACATGTCACGTGCATTGAAGTTATGCAACTGATTAAAGGCAGGTGTGTTAATGGCATAATTGGCTTCATCAGCATCTATCTTCGGCAAGTATTCAGCTATTGGCATTACATCTTTCTGTGAGTACATTTCTTCAAGCATTTCAACTACATGCTGAACGATGTAACTGATATTATTTGCGTGTAGCTTGCCAAACTCTTTCTGCTGATCAAGTGATTGCCCCCACTTAATAGCCTTCGTCTTAGTGTCTTTCACGAGCATCCGTACACCAGAAGGAGTCTTTGTCACAATCAAGATATGATTAAAGTTCTTCCTGTGTGGAGGAATGCTGCTATTCTTTGCAGAGCCAGTCTTTGACCTATAGCTAGACTTATTGGCGTATTCTTCATTAGCCAAATAACATGAAGTAGCTGAGGTGTTTATGATCCACCCAGTATCAGTTTCAATTAACCTGACTTCATACATTGTAGACCATTGACCCAGTTCTACAGAGTAATTATTTACAGTAAATTGATTAATTGTTCGTGTGTAATAACCATAACGATCCCAACGCTCTATCGTAGGCACACTCTCGTTATTGTATCCAAAAGGATCATAAATGTCATTTGCTTGGTAAATTGCATTAATAATTTCAAATGCTGACATTTCATCTGCTGGTTTCATCTTATCCCTTTCTTCTGGTGGTGTAAACATTTCATTCATCTCCTCTAGTGTTGTTTCTGGACTTTTCATTGCTTTCATGGCTATTGCCCTTTCGTTGGTGTTGTTTGATGTTAATTGTATGTACATTGCATTGATTGCTGGATCTTCTAGCTTCATTTCTATTTCTCCTTGTTTGATTATGGCTATTACTACAAATGCATCTTGTGTTCTATATGCTCCACTGCTCCATCCATCTACTGAATCGTTGTGCCAATCTGGATATGGCGCATCATCATCATGGAACATTGTGGCTGGATCAAATGGCTTAACCAAATACACACATGCAGTTCCACCATTCTTAAGAGCTGCATTAGCTGCGTACCGTTCAGCTTCTGTAATGTGGATTGTTGCATGAGCAAAGTCTTTCAACTGCTTGAGATATTCAGTTGAGTAGTTAATTGTTCCACCATGTTCAATAGCAGGGAGGATAAGGTCTCCCTCATTAAACTTGCGGTTTGTTCCGTGGAACAGGATTGTTGGCTTATTCATTATTTGTCTCCTTCGTTGGTTGTTTGTTGTATAAAAGATGGCGGGTAATACTTAGCACCTTCAACTCTTGGCACATCGCTAAATTCAACCCCATCATAGGCAAAGCCATAGATAGCTAACTGAGCGTGTGCTTGAGCAATTTCCTTTATGTACATGTTCGTGACAACATGTGGATTTGTTCCACCATTAATCATTTCATTCATGTGTTGAGCATATAGGACTTCCCAAAGCTCTACTACTTTTGTGTCTATGAAAGAAGTACATTGTTGTACCCATTTCCATTCTGGTATGTCACTCATTATTTGTCTCCTTTGTTGTTAATAGAATTATTTTCATACCACCACTTCTTTGCATCAAATACTTTAATGCCCAAATCTTTAAACATTGCGATGTTTCTATCACTGTCATCCATTGCATACATGACATCGTACTTACCCATGATTTTCCGCATCATAAGCCTCTTGTACTCAACTGGTGGTAATTCATTCCACTTAATTGGCCTGTGCCACATGGAATCCACCAAATGATCAATCCCAGCCTCCTTAAACTTAATCCAAGTATTCTTCTTGCAGCTCTGCCCTCTTGCAGTCAAGAAAACGAGACTGAATCCCATTTCATCAAATACTTTCACCAATCCAATTCCAACTTCCAACTCACGCATCTTAAGTGTTTCCTCCACCCACCATGCATCCTTTTCTAAAGTCCATCCTGGCACTTCTTCAAACAAGGTACCATCAATATCAACTACAATTGCTTTCTTTTTCAACTTCTTCTCCTTCTCATTCATTATCTTATTTTCCTCCCTATTCAAACTATCCATTATTTCCTCCCACAATTACTCTCATTATTCTTACTCCTAATACAACCATATTCATTCATTCTCTCAACCTTCTTTTCATAATGCTTTCTATCCCCCCAAATCTTCACATACTCTTTACCAAACAAACCACCAATCAATCTTCCAACACCCCAACTCAAATCACTTAACTCATCTAAAATTCCTTCAATATTCAACTTTTTAATTTCTCCAAACAACTCAAATATTTCTCCACTTCTTTCACCATTCTTTTTCTTCTTCAAACTAAACATATCTAACCATGCATCTTTAAACTTCCTTACTCCCCAACAACCACAAAATTCATAACTTCTTTCCATTACTTTCTCCTTTTTCATTTTCTTTTTAATAATTGTTTTTCTTATTATCATTTTCCTTCTCCTTTGTTGTTAATGGTTCGATATGGACGGCCATACTTTTCAATGAAGATGGCATTCACTATTGCCATACCTTCTTCAAATGTGCATGGTTGATCATCAAGACCAAGTGGTAGTTGTGCACCACCATTAGTCCTCATGTTCTTCTTTGCTGCTGTTTGATTCATTGCTTTCCTCCAGTTAATCTGCTTTACTAGCCTTGCAGCTTTCAATGGGGCATTTACTTCCTTATGCTTAGGACAGTTCTCACTGCGTAAGCATTGCTTACCTTCTTTTGTTACTGAAGCACATCGTGGTGATGTACGCATGATTATCCTCCTTAGGATAGTTGTGGTTGTTAAATGGGCAGTTTAACGACGTACCCAGGTCGATTACTTACTTAGTTGGGAATATAACCAATTGTCCGTGACGGATCTGGTCTTGCCCACCATTGAACTCGATGAGCTGGTTTATTCTGTCCTGCTTGTTCAACCCGCCCTTGCAATCAGCTTGGGAATCAAGGGTCCAGAAAGAGTCGCCATAAGTAGCAACGACACTATCCTTACTGCAGGTTACTGACTGAACACCCCATATACCGAACAAGCCAATGGCAAGGCCGGCAATAAGGGCAACTAACATACCAACAAGCGCTTTGCCTGTAGACATGGATATCTCCTTTGTTTGTGGTTGATTATAAAGTAGGCAGTTTAACGACGTACCTAGGTCGTAGGTAGCTAATTAGCTAGCTATCCTGTATACACACTTGGTAATGTTAATACCATTGTGCTCTAGAATCCACTGGCGTGAGTACTCAGAAATGCGCTCATTTTGCATCATCTCTCTGTACTGCCATGATCCTAGTTTTGTCATGGTGGTTACCTGTATCTCACCTCGGTTACCTGATATGTAATTCAGCCAAATTACAGTACCATTCTCCTTAGCGAATACGTAGTATGCACCATTACCAAACAGCACACGATTAGCCATAGCAGCCTCTACCAATTGGGCAATGAAGTACTCCATTGATCCACCAGTATGTGTAGCCTCATAGCTCTCAGTATGTGCTGTACGTAGGAAGTCAAGTAGGCTAGATGCTACATGCTGTTCAGTGTGCATGGTACCCTCATAGTGAGGAACCTCAGTCACTGTGTTGCTGATGGTATCTACTACTAGCTTCTTGCCATACTCATTGATGTACCATAGGGCACCATTACCGTAGTAATAGCGTCCCTCTAGTGCAGCGGAGATTACCCGCATGAATAGGTCATATGCTGTATCTGACAGCACATGTTTGTTGGTTGTGTAAGTAGCCAAGTAAGGCCCTCCTTAGTACACACTATTAAGGCTTGTGTGTCTCCTAGTTAACTTGTTTGACTTGGGTTAACAAATAACCAAGGGTCATGGACAGTTAAAGTCGATCCAATCGGACTGGGGTATACCCCCGTGGGCTCGTTAAAGATATTTAAAGTATCTATACTACCCTTAGTACCATCTCACTATTTTCTAGTATTTTCATAAGCTTAGAGTTTTATACATGTTTATAGAAGTCCCTTCGCCCTCAAAAATTTTTCCCTAAAAAATCCCTATTAGGAGTTGTTTTTGTGATACACACCTGCTAGTGTGATTCGCGCATGATACAAACCATACAAACCAAGGAGAATAACATCATGTCAGACATACACAGCTACTCAATGCCAATAGAAGATATGGCTAGAATAGAAACGCCCGAAGAAATGAAAGAGTTTCTAGAGTCCTATGATATGGGGTCCTTTGACCTAGATGATAAAAGATATGACTACGATATGGACAACTACGAATACGACTCATACAACTACTAATATCTTATTATTATTTTAATATCAAGCTCAACAAAAGAAAGACAACTACAAATGGAAACAACAATGCCTAATAACTTAGTGATATGTTCAGATAAGTTCCTGAGAACAAAAGCTCCATGGAAGATAGATGATAGCTTAATGGGTCAGCTCAAACACGACCACATGGTAGCTACCTTTGATTCATCTCTCTATGGTGGTGATTATGATCAGTTACGTAAAGACATAGCTAAACCTATAAAAAATATTACAAACAAGTACGAGTTTGATCACATAGTATTCATTGGTATTGGCGACGACTGTCAACTGGCTAGTTCTTTATATGTTAGAAATGGTGTTGAGATAGATACAGTATTTCTAGTCAATAACCCATTTGACACAAAGCTATATAATTCAATCTTTGCGCAGTGTGCGATTTACAATTTATATACCCGTCCAGAACTATCCAATAGATACTTCGAAGGAGCAGAGGCTAATCAGTACATTAAGACGCGCATACCAGCTCACATGTCCAATAGAGTCTCTTTAGAGATCAGTGGCTTGTTGATGTATGATAGATACTGTGTAGATTACTTCACACCAGTAGAGTCACAATTAGTAACTCTCTAGTCGAAGTCGTTTTTATTAAACTGTAATACGTTAGGCAAACTTACATCCATACCGCGGACCACCTCTTCAGGAGACTGAGAGGTGAGTTCGCTTATATCACATACCATCATCCACTGATCTTTAGTAAACACTGTCATTGTATAGATCTCATCATCATCAGTGTGAACTGTGACCACAACGTCTTCTAAGGCGTCATCGGTTTCAAACTCAAAGTCAGGCATTGGTTCTTGAGCGTATTTACGCCCTTCTAAAAACTTCTGTATCATCTTAAAGAAGAAATCCATCATAGAGACCTACTTTGATATTTTAAAAAAAATAAATGAAATTTTTGGCGGCGGACGACTTCTTCAATAGTACTTCAAAAAGAAGTAAGATCAATCATTCCTATCGCGCTTATAGAGATAAACATCATCAAGTATCAAATCGATAGCGTCAGCCAAAGAGTTGAGACGAGCTTCCAATTTATCTATATCAAAACCAGTCTTTTCCTTAGGCTTAGGTTCAATACGTCTTTTAGCAATTTTCGGTTCATATACCGTTCTATGTTCAGATATCATATCTAATAGGTGATTAACATCATAATCTTTTTGGATACGATTCCAAGCTTCTGTATTACTCCAGTTTTCGAAATCTTTCCACATATCTTCAAAATCTTTACTCATTATTTTTTCCATCATCTCCGAACCAAGTCATAACTTGTCCGCCAAAGAGCTCTTCTAACTCTTTATTAAAGTCTTTATCTTTCCAGAATTCATCCCAGGCTTTACTACCATAGCCTTCACAGTCTTCCCAAATAGCATTTTCTTCTTCTTCAGTAAGAACTGGCAATTGATTCTTATTATTTTTCTTATTCATCTATTAACTCCGTCCACTTTTCTCCGCATTCACGGCATTCAATTCCATACTTGGGTTGTGTGTCACTTTTTTTAGTTAGGTTATTTATAATCACATTCATTGGCACTGGGCACTCTGAACATGGAATTAAGTTGATTTTATTACTAAACATTTATATTCTCTTTATAAGCATACATTAGTATTATTATACCACACTAGCTTCTGCACTAGCTTGTGCAATCTTTTTGATATGGTGAGTAACACCGAGTTTTTCTAGGTTTGATTTCAGTGTTGCAAGCATCTTCATGGAATCTATTTTTCCATCTGTTTCGATTTGATCACCCGATAGCTCTGCTAAAACATCCATGGGTTGATTACTGGTATAAACTGAACTAGGAGCATCATAGTCTGTGACTGCTGAACCAGGTCTTGCTCTAGCTATATAAATAGAGCTTCCAGGTTGTGTGTATCTTGGGTTTTGAAGATTTGACCAAGTAACACCCTGTAAAACTTCAGAATCATCAAACCCTGTAACGCCACTTGTTTTCCAACCATAAGCTACAGAACGATCAGGTAAAGCTGCAGATCCAAGTCTTGGTTCAATCGTTTTAAGATTCTTCATTGGAGACCCATGGACAACAATAGGTCCAACTGAATCTCCAGCACTAGGTAGTACAGCTTGTATTGCACCAGATGTTTTTGCTGCTTTTGGCGCAATTGATTCAGCTGCTTTTGCCGCAGGACGTGCAGAAGCTATTCTTCTTATTGTACCTGGATCAATAGCGGTTCTTTTGGTTTTGCCCAAAGCGGAGCCAGCATCAACTGCTGCCTGCATAAATCTGCCAGAAAATTTCATAGATTTATAGTACACCTAAAATGGTGTATATATTAATTTGAAATAGCTTTAATCTTCTCTTTCATATCTAAGAAAGTTTCTTCATTCTCTCTAAGATGATTAATAGCATTTTCTCTACCTTGGGCAAACAATTCGCCGTTGTAATAGATCCATGCGCCCTTTTGAGTTAAAATGCCGGCATCAAGTGCTACATCTAAAACGCAACCATGCTCATCAATGCCTTTGCCATAAAGAATGGAAAACTCAGTGACCTTCATAGGGGGTGCCATCTTATTTTTAATAATCTTGACCTTAGATACAATGCCTACTGAATTGCCGGCCTTGTCTTTGATATCTTCTCTTTTTCTAATATCAATACGAACGGATGCAGCATACTTTAGTGCCATACCACCTGGTGTGGTTTCTGGGTTACCAAACATCACACCAATCTTGTTTCTAAGCTGATTTATAAACACTAGGAGCGTCTTATGGGTATTTGCCTGTCCAACTAGCTTTCTCATGGCTTTGGCCATCATACGAGCTTGTAGGCCCATCTGAGCCGATTCCATGTCACCCTCTAGCTCTGCTTTTGGAATTAAGCTTGCAACTGAGTCAATAATGATAACTCCAAGCTCTCCTGTAGCAACTAGCTTATCTACGATCTCTAGTGCTTGCTCGCCGTAGTCTGGCTGGGTAAAGACTAATTCATCTACATCAACTCCAACAGCTTTCATATAAACTGGGTCCAATGCATGTTCTGCGTCTACATACGCGCACGTGATACCAAGCTTTTGTGCTTGAGCAACAATTGATAAAGCAAGTGTTGATTTACCAGAAGACTCTGGTCCATAGATCTCAACTATTCTACCTCTTGGTAGTCCGCCAATTCCGAGTATTCTATCAAGCGATAAAGCACCAGTTGGGATTGATGGCCACGGTTCAAAGTCTGATGAACCTAATTTCATTACCGAGCCGGCACCATATTGTCTATCTATTTGAGCTATGGCCAACTCAAGTTGTTTTGATATTGCTTCAGTCATGACTATAGTTTATCACTTTCTACTGACGTGAATCAAGCTGCTGCTCAATTGTTTTTATTTTATAAATTATATTTTGCTTTATCTGCAAAAACTGTCTTCTTGTTTGCGGATCAGAACCGAGCAAAGCATTTGACACTTTATTTAAAAGGGTATATAACTTTTTCAATTCTTCGTTATTTGTGTTAACTCTATACATCTTTTCCTCGAAGGTATCGTGATATAATGAAGGCGCAAAGTATACACCATAAACGGAGAAGTGATGAATAGAAAAATAGACCTAAACCCTGATTACATCAGAGCTGTGCATCTACTAGAGAACAAGATTAAGAACCCCTTTGATTTAATTAAACTTTGGTCGATTTTTGGCCCTTGTATAGAAAATCATCCAGACATCGAAAATATTCGTAGATAACTTGACAAGAATTTGACAGTGTGTGTATACTGGGTATACGAGAGCTCTAGCCAAAAGAATACGCTAAAGTCTTATAATAATTTGTGTATGCATACACTGTCCTAATTCTGACCAAAGTAATACTTTTGAATTACTATTAAGTAAGAATAAAAAGAATCGAGGACAAATGAAGATATATCAGATATATGTTCCCGAACTTGCCACGTATGCAAAGTTCAAAGTCCTAGAACCAGAAAGTTTAGAAGACTTTATTTCTGAATACAAAAAAGAAAGTAAGAAGATAGATATTCTTTCTTTCAGGAAAAAAGTAATTGAAACTTTTGTTTTTAACCTAAAGTCAGATATTACAGATGCCTTGCGTTTAATGACTAAGCAAGCAGCTCAAGCATGTCTAGATTCTTTATTCACCGGATGCATTATGCTGAACCCCGGCTTAGATATTGACATGTGGCTAAACATAGCCTATACAGGAGTGCCTGAAGATATTGGTCCCATGGACCTAGATGACGACATTTCATCGGCATTTTTAAACTCACTAAAGAACATGCGTTCTAAGTTTCCAAAACTAGATGCTGAAGATTACCCATTTGACACTAAGGGTAAAACAAAGCCTAAGATTAAGCAAATTTCAAAGCAGAAGTATCTTGGTTTAAAGAATCACCTAAATTCTAATATTATTGGACAAGATGCTGCAATAGAATCTGTTGTTTCATCTCTTAGGAGGTCACAAGCTGGTTTAAGCGATAATGATAGGCCACTTGGTGTATTTCTATTTGCTGGTTCTTCAGGAGTCGGAAAAACTCATTTGGCAAACGTTTTGCATAAATATTTATTTGGAAGTGACTATCCTATGGTTAGAATTGACTGTGGAGAATATCAACACAAGCATGAGAACCAGAAGTTAATTGGCTCCCCTCCAGGATATGTTGGACACGATGAAGGTGGACAATTAGTTAATACTATTAAACAATTTCCTTCAAGTGTAGTATTGCTTGACGAAGTTGAGAAAGCTCACCCAGATCTTTGGAATACATTCCTAAGAGTGTTTGATGATGGTGTTTTAACAGACTCAAAAGGTGAAGTAGTAGATTTCAAGAATACAATTATTATTATGACCACAAACTTAGGAAATGATAAAACTAGCGAACATCTTCTTGCTGGAGGAACTGGCTTCAATAAAGATGTTAATTATAAGACTGGTACTAAAAAAATTCCAGAAAGATCTATTCTTGAAAGAAATACAAATGACGGCATTAAGAAACACTTTAAGCCAGAGTTTTTAAATAGAATTGATAAAGTTGTTATATTTAATTACTTATCTGAATCAGATTGCCAAACGATTGCACAACTAGAAATGTCAATAATTGCAGACAAGATGAGAAAGAAGGGTTACTCTTTCGAATATAATCAAAATGTAATTGAAGGCTTAATAGACAAAGGTATAGATAGCATTAAAGGCGCACGTGGTTTGGCTCAAATAAGAAGAGAATTGATGGAGTCTCCACTTGCTGACAGCATGATTAACACCGTAATTCCAAGAGGAAGTATATTTCAAATGTACTATGAAGATGAGGCTTTTAAATTCAGTATTCAAAAACCTATCAAAAAAACAGGTCTATTAAAAGAAGTTTAACATTACTATTACCGTAATCAAACAAACTAAGAGGTTTTATGGTAGCTAGTTTAAATCCACGTGCAATAGCTTCACGAGTTATGTCAATGCCAGTTTCTGGTAGATCAAGTGGAGCAATGGCATTTGCTAAGAAGCATAAAAAACCCATGATGATGGGCGCTGGAGCAATTGGAATGGGTAGAGCCACTATTGGTGGACGTAGATCTGGCTTGGATAAAACTCCTGGCAGACCAACAGGCATGTACAACTACTAAGGAGTCAATATGCCGGCAGGAATAGGTAGAAAATATATAGGCGACATGTTCGCGGCTATAGGTAGCCGAACAAAAGCTGGAAAAGCTATATCATCAGGCGCACGTGCAATGGCAGCTACAGCACCAGCTGGAATGGTAACACCAGCTGCCATGAGTGCATATTTGCGACCTGGTCACATAAAAGCTGGCAAAAGAATGACTGCCTATGGAGTAATGGGTGCCTCAGGCATGAATATGGCTTATAGCAATAGAAGAGGTAATTCATATAGACCACCATCGCAACCAATTAACCCAATATCGTCACCACAAGGCTCTGGAAGATACGCATAATACGCTATCATTGATGATATGAATAATTGGAAAATGTACATAAATGAAAATGATGATTTTGAGCTACCTAATTTCCTTTATAGAACCATAATGGAGTTGATGAAGCAATCATTAGATATGGGAACTCTTTTATCGAGTGATCAACAAAAACTAAGAGCCTATAAAGAGCAAACTAAAAAGTTGTTTAAAAACAAATGGTATGAAATAGCCAAAGCTCTTGAAGCCTTTTCTATTATAGATCCTTGTATATGTTCAATGGAAGAAAAAGAAATTTATTGCGATTTATGCAAAGGCGCAAGGTATCTTATTAATTCTTCTTTAACTCCAGATGAAATGAGAGAAGTAGGATTGATAACCAACGCAGGAACCAATGCTGAAATTATAAGCAAGCTGCAAAAAAGTTTAAATGAAATATTGTCAGAATATCCGTAGATTGGTGAGAAATGTCAGAATTAGAAAAGCCAGATAATAAGAATAATTTCATGAAACAGTTTGAGTCTTTGAGACCAGATTTGTTTTTTCCAGATCATTGGACTGATGATCAAAAAGAAAAAGCAGTAGATTTAATCAGGCCGCAAAAAACTAGAAGTGCAATGTTTTCTTCTATACCAATGAATTGCGAAGCTGAGAAATGCATTTTTGCTTCAACATGCCCATTAATGAAAGAGAACCTTGCTCCCAAAAACAAACCATGCCCAATTGAAATGTCAATGGTTGCTCAATTCACCGCAGAGTATTTAGAGCAATTAGATGTTAATCCAAATAACTTAGTGGAAGTTTCGATGGTCAGAGATTTAGTAGATCAAGAAGTCCAGTATCTTCGCAAAACAAAACTACTTGCAAAAGAGCATTTTATTCAAGAAAATATAATTGGAATTGACAGAGATGGTCAACCAATTCTTAAGAAGGAATTGCATTTAGCTGTTGAGTTAGAAGATAAGCTTCACAAGAGAAGAAAAGATTTAAGAAACCAACTATTAGCCACCAGAGAAGCTAAGGCTAAGGTTGGGCAAGTTCAACTTGATACAGCTCAAGCAATTTCTGACATTATAGGAAGAGTGCAAGCGGTAGAAAGCCAAAGAGAAAAACTATTAAGAAAAAAACTAGGTACATCAGAATTAGATGATTATATCATTGACTCTGAGGTGGTTCCAGAACCATAGGATAAACCATGCCAAGAAAAAAAACTAAAGCTCAATTAGCAAAAGAAGCTGCAGACAGGAAAAACCTGTATGGTTACAAGGGCTTAAGTGTAGGAACAATTGCAAGCCCAAGAATATATACCGGCGATAGAACAAAGCCAGGTCCATTTAGTGATTTGTACAGTATGTACGAAAATCTTGGAGAAGAAATTTTTGGTCCCCCTACTAGTAGGGACAGATTATCTCAAGCTATTGCGCAAAATATTGAATCGCCAATAAGAGCTTCGTCACCTGCTTATAGATCTGTTTATGGTACAGTAGAGGAACAATTAAGCTCTTATAGAGCTTTTGAGGCAGACTACAGACTTGCATTGAGAACAGAATTAAAAGAAGGGGTAGCTCTTAGTGCAGGTAGAATAAAACAGATTGAAGCAGGGCTTTCAGAACATGCACCAATAGATCTTAGCTTAATTTCAAGCCTACAAGCAAGAAGTCAGCTAAGAGAAATTTTTAATACTAGAGTAATAAAAACAAAACCTTTAATAGAAAACCTTGGTCTTCCCGGCTTGTATACTCCATCTGGAAACCCAGGAAGACTAACATCAAGATATATGGCATCTACTGCAGATGGATATGAACCAATAATAGACCTTCTCCAAGGTGGCACTTTTTCAATTGATCCAAATGCAACAACATTATCAAACATTTCACCACAAGCTTCTTTTAGAATGGGAATGCAATCTCTCCCACCTTCTATATCACTGACCCAAAGAGTTGCTAGAGGCGGAAGACTATCGCTATCAGATTTGCCAGATGACGCAATTCTTCATTCACTAGACATTGAAGCAGAAGACGTAACACCAGACGCTTTAATGAGATCTGTTTCAGCAGGAACTAGTAGATTAAGTAAATACTCCGATGGTTCTGTAAAAATTAGAAAAGTGAGTGGAATTGAAAATCAAGAATTAGGCGCAGCATTAATTACGCCAAGAATGAAAGGGCTACCATCAACTGACCCTGCAGATCTAAACAGAGTAATGGATTTTTCAAGCGCAACTGCTATAAGAGAAGCTTTAATTGGCCTACCTGGAACAGATAAAAAATTTGACATAACAACTAAAGTTGGAAGAGTACAGGCAGCAGATCACTTTAGGGGGATGTTAAGAACATTCAATCAATCAGGACATTACTTGGTTACAACATTTGGAGAAAGTTATGACATACCAAAAATGGCTCAAACTTTTAGAACAATGGAAGAATTTGCAGCAGAAGGAGGAGAAGAACTTCTAAAAGAATTTGAAAGAAAAATGGCTACTGGTGGAATGATAGACACTTTAGGCTTAGTTAAAGAAAAATTAAACAATAGAATAGTTGATCGTTTATCAGCAGCAACAACAACAACTGAACAAAAAGCATTACTTGCGTTTCAAGGATTACTTTCTCCGTCCGCCATGCATAGAACAAGGGTGGCTGGTGAAGCAGTTTCTCCATTTGGTTTAGGAAACCTAATTCAATCAAGTAATTTTTTGCAACTGTTAGCTGAAAAAGGTGATTCTGAGTTAATAGAAACATTAGCCACAAGCCAAGGCGCACACATAGCAAGTGTTGACAGAGAGATATCACTAAAAGTACTTGAATATATGGAAGAGTTGGATATAGCAGATCCAATAAGTGGCTTAGACCTAAGTGGTCTTGCGCCAGAGATGCAAAGATTAATTGTAAGAGCCCAAAGAAGACAGCGTGGATCAAGTGCAGTTACAGTAACTACAAATATAGCCGACGTAAGAACATTAACAAATTCTGTATTTGATAACTTAACACAAACTGGTGCAATTAAAAGAGTTCAAATTGACATAGATGCTGCAGCAAAAGAGGGGATTGATCCAGCACTAAGTGGATTAACTGGAACTATAAAGTTTGATCCTAGTTCAAGATCGTTTAGACTATATTCTGGACCAGAAGCTACGCCTTCAGCTTTGCCGTCTGGTTTTAATGCAGAAGAATACATAAGAAGAACTTTAAAAGATGAAAGAAGGCTTAGGATTGGCCAACGTCTTGGAGATAATCAATCAATGGTTATATCAACAGGAATAAATCCTATAGATGCTGGGAATATTCAATCTATCAACACTTTAGTCACAGATGCTGCAACAAGCAGATCTAGACCTTTAATCGATGCTGTAACACCACAAATAAATGATACCAATGAAGCTCAATTCATATCGGGAATGTCATCAACTAAAACAAATATAGGTTACCCTTATATGTCAAATACTGAAGGAGTATCTTCATCTATAACTAGTTTAATGAGAGATCAACTTACTGGAGTAGATTTGAATGCTGCGAATAGCTATATGAAATCATTGAGAGATGCAGGAGTTGGATCCATTGGAATCAATCCTGAAGTTAGATCATTAATGGTTGGTTTATCAGAAATGACTGCTAGCCAAGGTGCAAGAAATAGAACGTTAATTGCCTCTGCCTTAGGGGTAGCTCGAGAAGATACTAGAGTAAGTGTTTTATCTGAAAGACTTTCTGACACTATGAAATATTTTAGTGAATTAGGAATATTTCATGCTGGTACACAAAAACAATTAGTTACCACAGACAGCGTTTTATTGCTTCCAACATCTGTATTAAAAGATATGACAACATATACTTCTTCTGGAAAAAAAGTTAAATTATTAGATCCAGAAGCATTAAAATTAAAATCTCACTCAGTAAGGTTGTCAAGAGCTACTAGGGCGAAAGAAGAATTAGAAACAGTAAACTTTATTATGGGTGGAGAAATAGCTAGAGGTACTGGTCCTTTAGCTCAAAAACAAGCAAGAGAAGAGGCCACATCAGCATATCAAGCAATACACACCATGCTTCAAGCTGGAGGCAATACGCCTAAAGCAGCAATTGACGTAGGTCTTGCAATAGGTGATGAACAAGCACTTTCTGTATTCGGAGAATTTCGTGGAGCACCCGGTACAGATGCGGCAAAAGCAAAAATAGAATCTATGACACAAACTATAATTAGGCATGGATTTGGCGGCGCTGCTGCAGAGCCAGGAGAAGCATCTCGAGGAATAGCTCAACTATTATCAGTAGCCGGAGAAGGTGCTGACGCAGACACAATAGCTTCAGGAAAAGGTGTCGCATATAGCATCGCTAATGTTTCAGAAGAAGGTGTAACATTAGTGCCAAGAGTTTCAGAAGCAGCCCTAAGAGAAGCGGATAGAGTTAGAAGAACTCCTGGAATAGCATCAGATGCACTTGAAGCCGCTACAGATATAAAAACAAGAGCTTCTGCAACTTCACAATTAGGAATGCTTCAAGCTGGCATTAGAAGAGCAGATCAAAGTCAAGGATTTTTAGATAGATTAAAAACAGCTTATGATTCAAGTTCAAGTGCAACCAACACAGATTTGCTAAATAGATTAAAGGTAATTAAACCTAGAGTTTATAAATCAGTTGGAGCTGTGGCTGCGCTAAGTGCGGGTTACTATTTAGCTAGAAGGAAAGCTAAATCAGATCCAATAGATGAAGTTATGGAACAGCAGCCATTGGAACAAGAGGGTCCAATGTCAATAAGTGACTTTAATAGAGCAGATCAAGCATTAGCGCGTCAAACTTCTTCAAGAAGAGATCCACTAGTTACAGCTGGAGTTGTAGGGAATTTAGATAGAAACAAAATAGGCCATACCCAAATGGGCGCAAATAAATATAATCATTTATACGGAGCATAAATATGCGAGCAGGAAAAATATTAGATACAGCTTTGGGCTTTAGTGGTATGGGCACAGCTGGAAAAGTTGGCGTAGGAGCTCTATTAGTTGGGGCAGGATTAAAAGGATTTTATAATCAGGTAGCTCCAGCTACGATAGACGCTGGAATGGACATTGCTTTTGGTGATCCTCAAGCAGATCAAAAAGTCTTAGGAACTGACTTAACTCCCTCAATGATATATGGAAAATCAGGATTGCCGGGATCAAACGCTGCAATGAGATTACCAAACAATATTAAGAGACGTGGTCTTAATCCTGGAGGGCGAGCAGCACTAATTGGGGCCCCAACAGTGGGAGCAGCTATTGGCGGGCTTGGTGTAGCTGCAATTGGAAGAAAAATGGGCCTCAAAGGTAAGGGTTTAGCTAAAGCTTCTGCAGCCGGAGCATTTATTGGTGGAGGTGTAGGATTGGCCGGATCAATTTCTCAACCAATTAATGTGGCCAGAAACAATAGTCAAATAATGACTCAATCACCATTTTATAATCAGTCAGCTTTAAATGCAGAAAGATTAAATGCAAGCGGAAACATAGTTTTAGGTATGCATAATCAGAGGAGGGGCTAATGTCTGACATGGGTATGAACCCAGGTGCACAGCAGCCACCAGATGTAAGTAGTCCTTACGACTTTGCTATGTTCACGCCTGGAATCATGCAGTCCGCCTTAATTAACTCTAGGCGCTATGGAAACACGATGCTTAGAGGTGGTTTCCACGACGTTGCTGGTGTTGGTAATGCCCGTCAAATAGCTAGAGCTAAAAAGTTTGGTGGAGTTGTAAATGGTCGAATGTATCAACCAGGAGGTCCATCATCATTTTTAGGTGGAGCAAGTAGAAGTCCACACAATATATCACCATTTTTGTCAAGAAGAGCAGCTAGAGCATCAGCAGCTGGTAAAACAGCAAGGGCAAATCCGGGTAGAACTAACATCTTCAACACAAGAGCAGTAAATAGAATGAATAGCGTTGCTGCACTTGGCGGTGGAGATATAAAAGGAGCATATAATCCTTTTCAAACTTTTAGCGGTGGAGTAAACTCTATTGTTGGAAAACTATCAAAAAATGAAGGCTTTAGAAAAGCAATGGGGATCGCAGATGATTTTGATCCAAAAACAGATAGAGCATTTAGTGGTGGTGTACTAGGTAGAATAGATACTCTTAATAAACTTTCTGGAATAGAAAAAACAATTGCTGTTGGTGAAGCTAGAGGAGGAGCTAGCGCCTTAAGGGGTAGAGAATTAAAAAGATTCACTAGAGCTCAAGCCCAAAGAGCTAATATAGTAAGTAATATAGGCCAAGTTCAAAGCGCTGCAAATCCAGCAATGAATACAATAGTGAATGGACGAGCAGTCAACGCTGCGGCCACATCTGCAAGATCAGCTGCTAGAGCCGCACCACTTGGCGCAGGGGTTCACGGTCCAGTTATGGCAAGTGAAGTAAGGGCAGCAGTAAGGGCAGCTGGAAGAGGTGCAGTTACAGCTGGTAATGCCGCAGCTGTAACTAATGCAGCAGCAGTAGCTGCAAATCCATCTGCTGCAGTTGCCTCCACTATGACTAGAGGATCTTTGAGTAACAGAATAACAACTGCTTATCACGGAGTGCTAAATGCCGGCGATATGACCAAAGGGCAAAGAGTTGTTGCAAAAAGAGTTGCAGGAAGATTGGGCGGAAAAGCTGGAGTTGCTCAATTTATGGATGATTTTGGTACAGCAGGAAAATACGCTGGAAACTTTTTTAATAGGGGCCAAGGTGGCGCTAAGATGATGGGAATGGCAGCTCAGTACGCTAGATCTGGTGGAAGTAGAGTAGTTGCAGCAAAAATGGGAGCAATGGGCGCAACAAGACTTGGTGGTGCAGCATTAGGTCCACTTAACGTGTTATCGACTGGCCAATTGATGTATGATATAGGTAAGGGTATTGGTAAAATGGCAGTTGGTGGAATAAACTTTGCTAAAGATGCCATGAAGTCAATGCAAGGAACTATTAATAAACCAATGTTTGGTACAGGATTTAAAGACAACGAAGTAGCAGCAACTTCAAGAGCTAGAGGTGTTATGGCAATTCAAAATTCAAGACTTAATGCACGAAGCTTACTTGGATCAGAAGCTAGTATGATGGCAGCTCATTTTGGATAACCTATGAACTCCTTGCAAAGTAAAACGATAGCATTTAGAAAGTCATTAGAAAAACTTTCTAGAGAAGATTTAATTGAAATTATTAAAGACCAAGATGTTGAAACATTCAAACAAATAAATAGAATTGAATGGGTATTTAAAAATAAATTAAATCATCTTAATTGGTCTAGCGGTGAACCAATTATGGAAAGACCATTAACAAATAGAGAACTAGCACTTTTGGTTGATGAGCCATTTGAATTAGATCTTGAATTAATGGATTTAGGAATTTCAGCTGAACAACAAAGGCAAATACACATAGCTAAAGATCCTTGTGTTTGGGCTAGACAATTTCTTGAAGCAGAGACTAGGGTCTATCAAACTCTAATTCTTCGTGATCCATCAGTTAGAAAAGTTCTTAGAGCTGGTCGTCGTCTTGGTAAAACTTTTAGTATGGCTATTGCACTTATCCACTATAGCTATACGCACAAGGACGGAAGATGTCTTGTTATTGCGCCAATGAAATCACACGTCGAATTAATCTATCAAGAAATTTTAAGACTTGCTTCTAAGAATGAAATTGTTACAAACTCAATAACAAGAAAAGTAACAAGCCCTCAATTTATGATTCAATTCAGTAATGGTTCAACCATTAGATTCTTCACATCAGGTATGCGCTCAGGTGGCAAATCAGACGTTGCTCGTGGTCAGGAAGCACATATGATTGTATTAGACGAAATGGACTACATGCACGCCGACGACCTCGATGCACTTTACGCAATGCTTCAGAAGACAGCAGAAGACCAACCTGATAAAGTTTTGATTGGTGCCTCCACTCCAACTGGTAGAAGAGAAAGATTTTGGGAATGGTGCAGAAGCGAAAGATTTAAAGAGTTTTGGTTTCCATCATATTGCAACCCATATTTTTCTAAAGATCAAGAAGATGAATTTAGAGAACAATATTCAGAAATTGGATATAGGCACGAAATTGAAGCTGACTGGGGCGAAGATGCAGAAGGCGTTTACCCTAGAAAATATGTTGACAAAGCATTTATGGAACCAGGTTGGGACTATCACCCTGAACTTACTTCGGCAAGAAGCTTCCACACAATAGGTGTTGACTGGGATAAGTATGGAGCTGGAACTAATATAGTTGTTTTAGAAGCATGTTCTGATTCTTATGAAGAAGAAAGATTTAGAAACAAAGTAAAAATTTGCTATAGAGAAGAAATACCTAGATCAGAATATACTTTGACTAAAGCTGTATCTAGAATAGTTGAACTTAATAACATCTTTAAACCAAAACATATTTACGTTGACAGAGGCTATGGAGAAGTCCAAGTCGAACTTCTGCATAAGTACGGTGTGGAAAATCCTATGAGTGGCTTGAAGGAAAGAGTTAAAGGCGTTAGCTTTAGTGAAACTATAGATGTTAAAGACCCATATACAAAACAAAATGTTAAAAAAGAAATCAAACCGTACATGGTCGATAATCTTAGACAATATCTAGAAAAAGAAGTTTTAGCTATTTCTGAAAGAGACGCAGAAATATACATGCAATTGATTTCCTACGTTGTTGTAAGAACTACCCAAACTGGAAGACCTGTGTTTGAGGCCGGCGGCTCAGCAGTGGATCACGCACACGATGCTTTAATACTGGCACTTTTGGCTATTACGGAAAACTATAGTGACCTACACAAAGCTCGTTTTGCTTCAAGAACAGAATCATTTTCTAACACATTTTTTATGCCAAAGCCAGTAAATGATAATGATGACGATAAAGATGATAAAATAGGAACTGGTTTAACTGGAAGAGCAGATAAACTTATGCCATCAAAGTTTGGTTATAAAAAATCTTTTGGTGGCAGATCTAATTCAAAGATTAAAAGAAAGACATTCTAATGGCACAATATGGCTTAGGGCAAAGTAATCCTGTAGAGGATGTATTTTCCGATACAGCAAACGAGTCATCAAGTCTTCTTTCGCTTGGGACTAGAAATTCTATAAATAGCATGTATGGGAATAATAGTCCAGACACAAGGTATATAACAACCTTGTCTCATCCGGCAATTACAGAAGTAAGAAATAATGTTTATTACTGTGAGTCTGTGATTACCCAGTTGTTAAAAGAAATAGAATCAAACCTAGACCAAGTAAATATTAATGCCTATTGCAATATTGATTTAGAGAATTCACATAAGGCCGTGTGGCAAGATGCTCTAAAGCATAACGAAAAAGCCAGCCTACTCTCTTTTCCAAATTTTATTCCATATACAGAATATCAATATGCATCTAAGCACCTCTGTAGATCATGTAGAGAACTAATTAAGCAATATGATCTAACAATAAATTACACATCTTTTGGTCATTTGGCGGAAACTAAAAAAGTATTGTCATATTTAAGAAACGAAATATTAACAATTAAGAATATAGTTACACATCAATTTGGGGAGGAATATAGGGATGAAACAGAAGGCGAAATTGCAAGGCACTTATCCGATTGGGCAAAAACAGCACTCCACTATACGAAACAGCTTGCCAAGGAAATCACAGACCCGCCCACATCAATTCCCCAATCCGAACTGGATCAAATCTCTAAAAAACAAGCAGCCCAATTCCAAGCTTTTTTTTCGATCAAAATAAACTCGTATATATCAGAAATACAATCTTTATCTAATGGCCTAAAAAGAGATACAGTAGATACCTGTGGCGTGTTTTACTCTAACTACTTATTGCCAGCTCTTAGCTTTAAGTCAAAGGTTGTAGAACCATTAATGTTAGACTTCACAACAACAGCTATAGCAAATGAGTGTCCAACTTTACTTGGCGAAATAATTGTAGCAAGAAATTCTATAACAGGAAACTTAGGCTCTGTTACTTCTGACTATGTCGAAAGAAGAGCACAAATGAGCAAAAAACTAGATGCTCTTTCCCAAATGATAAGACTTAAGAGAAGGTATGTAAACTACATAACCCAGTTAGAATCTTTGGCCGCACAAAGAATAAAGGTTCTTATTACTGTAGAAACAGAAGAATTAGAAAAGTATAAACAAATATTCTTTGACATTCCTATTGATTCAGAGAAGAGAATGGGCCTAAGATCATCGCACGGTGATCTGGATGATTTAGAAGGAGATGCTCATCCGCAGTATTTAAGAAGAGATGGTGGGATAATCACTGGAGATATTGATGTAGCCGAAGGTGTAAAAATTGGTGGTGTAAATGTGTCAAACCATTCCCATTCTGGGATAGATGGGTCAATGCCGATTAGTGCGTCTGCTATAGATTATTCATCTGCTAGAGATGATTATTATAATTCAGCTTTGACTAGCCCTTATAGCAATTTAACTTTAACCAATTTAACTCAAAGCATTTTAACTGGTGGCGGTGTAATCTTTGATGCCACATTTGAAGTAGAAATAGAAGATGATAAATTAAACTCATATGAGTTTGAAATATTGTATAATGAGGTATAAATATGACTTGGTTTACTTATACAAAATCTTCAGCAACAATAACTCCCCCTGTAAGAAGAAAGATAATATTTCCACACTTAAATGAACATTTAAAAGTTGGAGATTGGCTACAGGTTAATCTTAATGATCTAGACTTGAATAGATATTATTATTTTGAAGATGGTCTTATCAAAAATAAAGCTGATTCAGACTCCTACGTGGTGGTTTATGAAACGGATACTGCGTATACAGTTACTCAAAGCTTATTGGTCGGTACGCCACTATTACCTAGCTATAAGAATAATCTATGGTTCAAATCAACTACAGCTGTTAATGCAAGTGAAAAACCATTAGGTAATTATTATATTTATTATCACAAAGATGATATACAATATTTGACATTATCTGGCAACAGTTATATTTCAACCACTAACCCGGGTGGAGCAAATTTTACAGGAAGTGAAACTCAAGGATCATCTAACAGTATAAACTTTTATTCAACCGTAGTCACTGGAGATTCTTTTAACGCAAGAATAGCAAATATAAGCTATTTAGGTGATACTGGAATTTGGAATAATAAAAAAAGTTCAACTCCTGGTTCAAAAGTAATGGGAAGTTTTTCAGGTCCAAACTTAAAAATATACGCAGAAAAAAGTCCAAGTTCTGGAATAGCAACTTTAAAAATAGTTAAGACCTCAGCCAACGGTGCTGGTCAAAGTATTGTAAAAGAAAATATAGAATTAGATTTGTACGCATCAACAACCCAGGAAAACCAATTAATATATACGTTTAGTGTTGAAGATCTAAACATGTTTTCAACTTATGATGAAATATATGGAGAATTTACTTTTGAAATTGAAGTAAAATCAAACAAGAACACAAGCTCTACGGGCAATGATATAAAAATAGAAAATTATTCTTTTTCTAAAAACTATTCGCTAGAGATAGATCAAGAAGAAATTAACCCAAGCATATCTTTTAGAACAACAGGTAGTGTGAAATAATGGCAAAAATAACTAAAACAATAACAGGCCTAAAGCCAGACCAAGATTATCTAGTTGCGCTAAAGGTTAAGAATACTGAAATATCAGCAATAGATGATCCTTATGAATCTATTAGAATTCATACTCCAAAAGATCAAACCATTCCAGGTTCAATAGATATAAATACATTTTACATTTATGGAAATTATAAATCTGTTATGTTTCAATTTGAACCAACAGTAGAACTAGACGTTAGTGGCTATAAGTATGAGCTCTACTCAGATGCCCTTGGCACAACACTCATATCTTCAGGAACAGTATCATCATCTGTTTTTGCAGTAGACGTTCCAGACAATAGCAATGCAGCCGATGCCACAGTAGCCCAAACTGACGTTGTTTATTATGGAAGAGTCAAAACTATTGACACTTCCGGTAACGAAAGTGGTTGGACTCCAAGTTCTGGCCTTAAAGCTTCGACGGCTACAGACATGATCCCAGGTTCACACATTGCAAATTTAACAGCTGCAAAAATTACTGCTGGAACAATTGGTGCACACGAAATAATTCTAAAACAACAAGGTGCCCAGTCAAACATAGTCGCTCCAGCAAACATGGCGATTATAAGATCATCTAATTACAACGGTGCTTACAATAACAACACTGGAGTTTGGACTTCTGGGTCTACTGGCTGGGTGATCAGCGGTGACGGAAGAGCAGAGTTCTCAACAGCAGCAATTAGAGGAACACTCACTGCTGGATCAGTTTTCATCAACGCGAATAATAGATGGAAGAGTGATACTGCCGGCAACACAATCTCTACACCAGAATTTAAAGTAGGAACAAACGATTCGTACTTGTATTACAATGGAGTTTCTGAACTTGAGGTAAAGGGTAAGGTATCAGCAACAACTGGTCAAATTGGTGGATTAACGATTGACACAACCGGAACTCTGCAGACAACCTTTGGTTTAGGAGTTTCTTACTTTGGTTGGCTTAACCCAATTGGTTCAAATAAATCAGGAATGGTTTCCGTAGGGAATAACCAATACGCTTCGGTAGCTTATGATGAAGTGGTTGTTGCATCTAATGGCGCTGGAACAGTAGTAAACTCTGAGGGAATAGTTTACGGAGGAGCTAATTATGGCCCTGGTCCCTATTACCATAGTGTCGCATTCGATTGGGATGGTACAGACTTATTTACCGTTGTAGACAATAACCATTGGCAGTATATAACTTATAACTCTTTTTCTGACAGAAGAATAAAAAGAAATATAGAAGAACCTGCGGACAATTGGGTGAATAAAATTTTAAATGATATAAAAATTTGGGAATTTAATATGTTGAATCCAATTACTCGCGATGAAGAATCTCCATCTGAGTTTCGTCAAATTGGAGTTATCGCAGATGAGTTTAAAGAATTATTTCCTCAACTTGAAACCAGTCATAAGTTTAAGGATCCAGATGGTAAAGACGCAGATCAATTAAGAGCTGTTAACTATGAGGGTTTGGTTCCAGCTTTAGTTTTGACAGTTCAGAAACTTAATGAAAAAATAGAAGCTCTTGAGGCAAGACTTGCGGTCTTGGAGTAAGTCTGATAGTATAGACTATCAAAATCTAAAAAAGGATAATTATCACATGAGCGAAGAACTCGGAACAGTAGAAGCAGCAGTAACGCCAGAGCCTAAAAAAGAATTCAAGATTGAGATTACTCTTTCAGAAGCTAACGTAGCATACAAGAGCGATTTCCCTGAATCAGATACAGTTTTTTGGCTTGAGTGGGTAAAAACCATTATTTTGCAGAAGACTCTTAGCAATTTGAACCAAGAAGCTAATTAAATTAATATAAAGGTCTACTATATCTTAGTATTCCCTCGTATTTAGGCGGCTAAAGAATGGCTATTAAAAAATATTTTCCTGTACGCAATGACGAGTCCGCAGGGGACTTTGTTGCTAAAAAGGTAAATCCAGAAGACTCAAAGTCAATAAGTAAGATATTTAAAGTAGCCTCCTTGGCTCTTGGGTATCAAGGAACAAACTATTACTACGCAGGTAGAAGTAACTTTGAGCCATCCCCATATGACTTTGAAAGAATCCTTCAAGCAGTAGATACTGACTCCTATGTCAAGCAAGCTGTTTCAAAATATAAAGATCTGTTTTGGAAAGAAGGCTGGAAAATAGTTGGAGAAAATCAAGAAGCTGTTTCTTATCTGTACCAAAGAATAGATTACATGGAGATGGCAATGAAGAGACCATTCTTGGATCTCCTTATTGAAATGTCAGATCAGCTGATCAAGTTTTCAAATGTCTTTGCCGTAAAAGCAAGAGGAGACTTGAATGATTATTTTCCAAGAAATCTTACTCCAGTAAGTTCTACTCAACCAATAGTTGGTTATTATTTAATTCCCACTGAGCAAGTAAGAATAATGAGAGATAAGCATAATAGACCTAAAACCTATTTGCAAAGAACGGATCCATTGACTTATGCTCCTACTGACCGAGATCCAGTTTGGTCAGCTGACAGAGTAATACATTTATTCTTTGACAGAAAACCAGGCAGAGCTTTCGGTACGCCATACTTGTCTAACGTAATGGATGACGTAGTTGCCTTAAGACAGATGGAAGAAGACATCCAAAATCTTGTTCATAGAGAATTATTTCCTTTATACAAATACATTATTGGAACAGCTGATCAACCAGCAGAGCCAGATGAAATAGAAAAAGCCGCTTCAGAAATAGAAAACTTAAGATCTGAAGGTGGATTAATTCTTCCATACAGACACGATGTTGATGTAATTGGAGTCGGCAAAGAAGGCCTTGATGCAACTAACTACTTGCAACACTTTAAGGAAAGAGTGTCTGTTGGTTTAGGCGTTGCTCCGCACCACCTTGGCATGACCATGAATGGTGGAAATAGATCTATGTCAGAAAGATTGGATACATCGCTTTATGACAAGATCAAGCAGTTCCAAAAGCAATTTGCTGAGATGGTCAGATTGCATATATTCAATGAACTTTTATTTGAAGGTGGATTTGATCCAATTGAAAATCCTATGGAATCATCGATGTCTGACAGATGCTACTTTAAGTTCAACGAAATAGATACTGATACTCAGGTAAAGAAAGAAACACATATCATTCAAAAGTATGTTAATTCATTGGTTACTTTGACTGAAGCTAGAACTGAAATGGGAATAGATCCTGAAGCTAATATGGATGATTTGTTTAGCGCAATTCAAACAGATCAGCAAAAAGATATTATTGATGCACAAGCCACAGCTAACCCTCCAGCTCCTGCTGCTACAGTCGCAGGCGACAAACAAACGCCAGCTAAAAAAGGTTCTAGAAACATGCCTTCAAAAAGAAAAGGCGTTGGCAATGTTATTAGACCACAAAATCAAAATGGAAGAAAGACTTCTCCAAATATAAAAAGATCAGATCCTGATTGGATTAATACTGTTGAGAACTTGCTCCAAGAGCAATATGATGTTAAGATAGAAGAATCAAACTTAACGATTCAGAGTGAGGAATAATGCCGTTCATTATAACATCAGACACTTCTAAGCAATACCTTAGAGAAGATGACGCAGTAAAAGGTTTTGAAATTGCAGTAGGCAATGGTCAGAGTCGTATGGCTCTTACAATTCTTGTTGACGTGATCAACGGAATCATGGACATCTTTAATGCTCTTGAAGATGAATTAGCAGAAGAAGAGGAATCAACACCAACACCAGTTGCTGTTGAGGAGCCTAAGTTGCAAAAGCAAGTTCAAGTTGCAGAAGCTACAGAAGAAGAAGTTTTGCCAGTAGCTAAACCAGTTGCCAAAAAAGAAACAAAAACAACTGAAGAAAAATGAAACTAATTATAGGTTGTCCTATATATAAAAGAGAATGGATTTTTCCATACTGGGCAATGGCTATTGAAAGACAGTCAGTCCCTCTTAACGATGTAGGTTTTATTTTCGTTGTATCTTCTTCCGATCAAGGAACTATTTCCATGATTAATAGATGGAAAGAAGTTTCAAAAAATTCAATTGGATTTGTTGACATTGTAGTCAAGGATGATCTTGCTCACCATGAGCATGATCCTAAGTCTAGACAGTGGACAATGTCTAAGTATCACAATATGGTCAGTTTAAGAAATACTCTTTTGGGTGAAGTAAGAAAATATCAACCAGATTATTTCTTTAGTCTAGATTCAGATATTATTATTCACAATACGTCAACTATAGAATTGTTAATAAGCCACATCAAAGATGGGGCAGACGCAGTTAGTCCATTGATGTTTATGACGCCAATTGGAACAGATTTCCCAAGCGTTATGACATGGTTGGACAAATCAGGCGATAAGGCCAACAGAGCTAGAAACTATCCACTTGGAAGTTATTTCAAGTCAGATATTATTATGGCTGCAAAAATGATGTCAAAAGATACATATAATAAGGTTGATTACGTTTTTCATTCACAAGGAGAAGACCTTGGATGGTGTGCTAATGCCCGTGAAAAGGGCATAACAAGATC